ACGTGCCTACGCTATGATTAATAAACTCAAATAAAAACAAACATAAAAACAAACAAAAAAAATGGCAACTAATTTAACCATTTCTTCAAGCTCATATGCTGGCGAGTTAGCTCTGCCGTATATCAGCGCAGCAGTATTGTCAGGAGACACTATTGCTAACAACTACGTAACTGTTAAAGAGAATGTTAAGTACAAGATGGTGCTTAAGACATTAGCTTCTACAGGAATCGTAAAAGCATGGGGATGTGATTTCGATAACGCTGACTCTACCTTGACTTTGGCTGAGCGCGTATTGACTGTAACTGACCTTAAGGTAAATTTGGAAGTTTGTAAGGATCAATTTGCAAAAGATTGGGAAGCTGCTCAAACAGGCCGCGGATTTGCTAACGATTCTATCCCTGCTAACTTCGCTGATTTCTTAATCGCGCACTTGAGTGGTAAAGTAGCTGAGAACATTGAATACACTTTGTGGCAAGGTAACTTTGAAAGCTCTTCTTACACTTCTTTCAACGGAATTTTGAAGGTGTTGGATACTGCTAAGAGTGGTACTCCTGATGTAGATTTCGCTTCTGCTTTCACAAGCGGTAACGTTATCGCGTCTCTTGAGACTTTGATGAGTGCACTTCCTGCTGAATTGATTGGTGACACTACTGTTAAGCTTTACGTTAACCGTAAGACTGCTCAACTTTACCGCCAAGCATTAAGCGCTTTGGGTTACTTACAACAGTTCAACGCTGCTGCTAACTACCCTCTAATGTTTGATGGATATGAGATTTATGTATGCCCAGGTATTCCTGACAACGTAGCTTTATTCTCTAAGCCTGAGAACTTGTTCTTCGGTACTGATGTAGTGTCTGACTTCAACGAAGTTAAGGTTGTAGATATGTCAACTACTGATGGTAGCGACAATATCAGAATGGTTATGAAGTTCCGCGCAGGTACTCAAGTAGCTATCCCTACACAAGCTATCTTAGGATTCATGAATCCCTAATTAATACTCCTTTGTTAAAAGAGTGGGTTAGCTAATAGCTGCCCATTCTTTGCAAAGAATATTTTAACTAATTTAATATAAAAAAACATGAGCTGTCTAACTACTGCTGGATTTCTTATCGGATGTAAAGAGGCGATTGGTGGCATTAAAGCTATCTATCTTGCACCTTATGCTACATTCGCTAACACAGCTACTATTGATGGAGCAACTAACTTAGTTACTGCTTTAGCAACAGGTAGCGTTTATGAATTCGAATTACCAAAACACACAGGATCATTCACTGAAGAGGCTGCTATCAGCATCGAGAATGGCACTGTATACTACACTCAGACTGTTGTAGCTATGTTTCATGGCATGACTGCTGCGCGCTCACTACAACTTCAAAACATTGCTAAAGGCCGTAACGTATTATTCGTTCAGGACAATAACGATAACATTTGGATGTGTGGTTATAAGGATGGTGTAGAAGTAACTGCATTCACTACTCAAAGCGGAACTGCCAAGGGAGATATGTCAGGATATAATATCACCTTCACAGGCGAGGAGAAAGATAAAGCATACTTACTTGACCAAGATGCTGGAGATACTCCATTCGAAGATTTTGCTACAGTAACTGTAGTACAAGGTACACTATAAATAAAATTGTGCTATATTTAAAGCATGATTTACTTACTTAAAAATACAGCAGCACAGCTCCTCTACCTTACACTAAAGGAAGGGGAGCTTTTGCTTGCTAATCCATACACTCATTACCTGCTTGAACTAACTAACGAGCAGACACTTCAAAAGCTTTACGCTATTCCTACTAAGATAGCAGAGAATGATAGGTACACTACCATTCAGATTGGCACAAATGCCAACACACCAACAGCTGCAAGCCTACTAATTAACTACCCAGCTCGATTCAGCTACGTAGTTTATGGCCAAAATAGCAGCACTAACTTAGATCCTACCAACGCGGCAGTAGAGGGGATAATAGAGAAGGGGTATTTAATCGTTGAAGATATTACTACTCCCCGATTTACTGAGCCGAATTTAACAATAGATAACGATATAGCCTACAATGGATAATACAGCACACTCAGCACCAATGTTAGTTAATCTTGGCGCAGCAATGCCTCAGGAAGCTACCGAGAAAGAGACTCCTAAAGGATGGGTAACGCTTGGCGAGGCGAATTTATTCAGCAACTATTTGATAGACCTTTACTATGCCTCTCCTGTGCACTCTGCATTAACGATGAGCATAGCTTTCATGATAGCAGGGAAGGAAATTAAGAGTAACAATCCTGCTGCTCAAAGAGAGATAGATAGACTTAAATTAAATACTATTCGTAGACCTATAGCATTGGATGCAAAGATGCAGGGCGGATATTACTTAGAGGTGATTTGGTCAGTAGATAGAAACACTATTGCTAAGATTAATCATCTGCCATACGAAAACTGCCGCTTAGCTGTGGCTAATGATGAGGATATTATACCGGGTATTTATTACTCAAAGGATTGGTCAGATACTCGCAAGAAAAAAAACATTCCTGTATTCATCCCGATGTATAACACTACCACGAAAGCAGATGAGCCTTCGCAAGTGTTATTCGTTGGAGTAATGACACCAGGCAGCGCTTACTATCCTAAGCCTGATTACTACAGTGCTATTAATTACATTGAAATTACTCGCGACATTAGCGAATTTTATAGAGCATTCTTAAGCAATGGAATGGCACCGAGCTATTTCTTGCATATGAACAATGGCATTCCTGATCCTGAGGAGCAGATGGCTATTCGCAGAAATTGGGAGACCATGGTAGGTGCTAAGAAAGCAGGTAAGGTAGTATTCACATTTAATGAATCAGCTGATAGAGCACCGCGTTTAGACTTAGTGCCAATGTCCGATGCAGATAAGCAGTGGCAAGAATTAAGCGTGCAGTCAAGAGAGAATATCTTAGCAGCTCACCGCGTAACTTCACCCCTATTATTTGGTATTAGAGATGCAGGTGGATTAGGAAGTAACGCAGATGAAATGAAGCAGGCTTACCGAATCTTCAACAGAAACATCATTGAGCCTTACCAACAAATTATAACAGACAGCCTTGAAGAGATATTTAAAGGCATGGGCCATCCCAAGTTCTAACGAATTTCTGTGATTTAACTGTTGACTGATTCATTTTTCTGTTATTTATTTGTGTATGAATTAATTTACTTAACTTGTCTGCTAACTTTTCTTCCATCTCATCCCAATCTATTGATGGCTTGAGCTTATCCCAATTAGGCTCTCTTGTGTAACTCATCGGGATTATTGATGAAGTAACTACGCCAAGATTCATAGACTACTTTCTGAGCCATCTCGTTGAACTCTAACTCCTCTCCCGGTAGTGAGCTCTGCACGCAAATAAAGCGGCTGTTATATCTATCAGATAACATAACGATCACTCATAAAATAGTCATGCACATTATTCTCATCTTCGCTTTCGAATTGAAATAGAAAAGTGCCATCTTCAGGATACACCTCGCCATGCTTCTTGGCTATTGAGAAATCAGTTAATGAGTAGCTGTGGGCTGATGTGTACAGCTTCCATCCGCATCCTTCGGCATCCCACCGAGATACGATTACCTTACCGGTAATGTTGTTTGGTTTATTCATGATTATTAATTTTTGCTAATTTATAAAACTTTCTCTATCTCTATCAAAAATCCTTCACCCTCTATTGAATATTCAGTGAACTCTTCTTGAAAAGGCAGAGTCTCTTTGAAGTTGTAAAGGTCAAATAGCATTAGTGCCATCTGCTGCGCTATCTCAAATGTCTCTGCTTCAAAGCGAGTTGGAATGTTCAGCCTATGGTATAAGCTGATTCTATCTTCGCGCAATGGGGTAACTTTTAAAACGTAGTTCATAGCTCTACCTCCTTACTAACTAACACAGTGTGTGTTTCTCTGAAGTTAATAGCCAGCGTGTACTCAGCGAAGGCTTCCTCGTAGGTACTAAATGCTTTATGGTAGCTACCATTAATTTTTAGAAAGTAGCGAGTGCCATCGTACTTCGCTATCTCAACAATTTCAAAAAGTGTTTTCATTCGTTTGTTTGTTATTTGATCTATTAATAAAAATTGCTCATTAATTTTCTCAAGATGATCTTTAAAGAATTCATCTATCCATTGGCTCATTTGCTGATGTGATTAGGTTGTGATTCTAATTTCTGAGTGTCTGCATCGAATGATCCTCCGATGAGTAGGCCTGCGATTAGCATGGCTAAGAAGAGTAGTGCTTTTTTCATTTGCTTATTGATTTTAGTTAATGTGCGTTGTTGAGCCGCACCCCTCATTTTATTTATGAGAATAATCTAAAAGCTTTAGTAATTGCATTTCCGTTATCTAACTTGCGGAACCACATCTTAAATGTGTAACATTCAATTTCTTTTAAATCTTCTACTATTTGTAAAGCTGATTTAGGAATCCAGCAAGAATAAGTTTTATACTCATTCTCAATTTTAAAAGCCTTCTCAGTTTCTTGTAAGATTGTCATGTTAGAAACAAAAGGGCTGTTGGTGTTAGTGGTTAAAACGATTGTGATCATTTGATTTGTTTTTTATTGT